TACAATTTCATCTGCTCTTAAACTAGCATCTCTTTGAACCTCTATTTTAAGGTCTTGCATCATTGCTAATCCTAAAGCATCTCTGTGGAACATAGCACCTTTATAATCACCAGCTGTACCAGTATTATCCATATTCGCTGTTTCAAAAACTGGAACACCAAATAATGTGCCTATGAACCCAGTACGTAATGCTTCATTTGATATATCAGTATCTAAACCTGCATAAGTGTTTGTCATACCTCTTTTAAGGTCATGTGC